GCTATGTTACCTGTAGCTATCGTTGAGCTCGCTATTAAATCACCTGTTACTTTAGTGTTTGCCATATTATTCTATTATTGATCTTTCTGCGTATTTTTGTTTTATTTCATCTGTCCAATATATATCAGCTATAGCTTTTACATTGTGCTCAATAGCTTTTGTGTCATCACCACATTCTATAGTTTCTCTGAAATATGAATTTGATATAACTTTATCATCTTCAATTATTTGATCTGAATATCTTACTTGGATACTTTTGTATTCTCCAACTATTTCTATTTTATCCTGTATTCTTTGTTTTGATAAACTCATTTTATTTTTATTTTAAATTTAAGCTGTAGTATATGTCACATAGCCCTCTATGTACTGGTTGGTATTGTTTGTCACATCTTGATTTACCCAAGTGTTGTTGTCCCTACTCCACAATATATAAAAATGAGAAGTATTATCATCTAAATTTATACTTGGAAGATCATAACCATTTGGAAAATTAATTTTATAAAATCTTAAATTACCGCTAAAAGCACCTCTAACAGAGCCATCCATAGAACACGTAAATGGTAAACCTGATATTTTAAAATGCCCAGAAGCCCCTGACTGCCCAAAGTTTAAAATAGAAAACCAACAAGTAACTTGATTGCCTATTTTAGTATACGAACCTCTTTGACTGTTTGAACCCGAGTATGTAGTTGTGCCAGCTACGGTGTTGCCACTAACCGCTGGCGTCCAAGTTCCTTCTTCGTAGTCGTCTAAAAGATTAGCACTTGCGGTGTCACCGTTAAAGGATATGCCTTTTAAAAGACTTACGTCTCCATTGTTAAAAAATTTATGTTCTCCTATCGTACCACCTGCAGAACTATAAACTTGTAATTTTAATGTACCTTGATAATTATGCATTTGATATGCACCATAAGAACTATTAAAAATAGCACCGTTACTTGTGTCTCTATTAAAACCAATAGAACCCATATAACTACTATTACCAGAACCTAAATGAAAATAATCTCCGATTCGAAGTTGTTTATCTTGTGCTATTTTAACATACGTAGAATTAATTTGCATTCTTTCTACGCCTTCAGTTTTAAACACCATATACGTGCCAGAACCATTAGCTTCAAATTCGTATTTTACAGCAGTTGCCATCCCAATTTTCATATATCGAGACGTTACACCTGGGAAGCTAAATTTTATATTTGGATATAATGATCCTGTACCAGAAATTTCTAATTTTTCATCAGGGCTTGTATTTCCGATCCCGACTGCTGAAGCATCTAATATTAAAAAATTACCCCCTGACCAATCACTTGCTTTTATGGTCATCTGATAAGGAGATGTCGTATTTTTTATTATTCTACCTGTTCTTGCGTTACTTCCATTTGTTCCTCCTATTATAAATTCAATATTTCCATTATTACCATCACTACCTGTAGAAACATGTAATTTACCCAAAGGCGAAGTCGTCCCGATTCCTACGTTTCCACCTTGTGGGTTTAATATTAGCGGTTCTGTTCCGTAATTTACACCTCCATTGTCATAAGAGCTTTGAATCCATGCACCGTAACTTCCGTTGTTATACGTACCCATTTGAAGTCTGACATAAGCGTCTGAACCCGCCAAAGTAAGATGTGCATTATTCGCCTGGTCATCAAACGATATTGACCCTTCGTTTATACCAGCTTTACTTACGGTTAATTTACTGAATGGGTTAGTCGCTCCGATTCCTACGTTGCCTGTACCTGCAATATTAAATACATCATCAACACTGTGTAACCCCATTGAAATTCTATTTGACGTAGAACCATCGCCCGCGTAGTAAAAGTATGTTTGACCCATATTTCTACTATTATCACTCCTACCGACAGCGTACATTATATGGTCACCTGCATTCATACCTGTATTTAATAACCTAACCCCTCTTTGAAAAGACCCTGTACCACTTGCTCTCAAATCTACTAACGGAGTACCTGATGTATTAGCTCCAGATACTTTTAATCTACTAGTCGAAGGGCTAACTCCAATTCCTACGTTTCCAGAACTGTTTATACGTAATCTTTCTGTTCCTGCTGTTTGTAAAGACAAACCATAAGCTGAAGAATTTGTACCTAAATAAACATAAGAATTACCTGCATCTACACCCCAATAACCAAAATTTGAACCTGTGTAAACTCTTGCTTCTCCATTTACAGTTACATTTCCTGCAAAAGTTCCATTTCCAGATTGATCTACATTAAATATTGGAGCTAAAGTTGATCCATTTCTAACCTCAAATCCTCCGCTAAATCCTCCGATATACACACCACCCGAACCTGTTGATGTCCTAAATAATCCTAATTGAATGTTTGCGCTTGCGGTTGATATTCTTGGATAATCATTAGCATCATTTGTGACAAAAGTTCCAGAGTTACCAGTATTTAATGTGGAGCTTATACCGCTAACAGTTACACTTCCTGCAAAAGTAGCGTTACCCGTGAAGCTAGGCGAAGCTAATGGTGCTTTCAACGCAATTGAATTAGTAATTGTTGTGCTAAAGTTTGCATCATCACCAAGTGCTGCAGCTAATTCATTAAGTGTATTAAGTGCTGAAGGCGATGAATCAACTAAGTTAGCTATTTGTGTGCCTACATAGCTTTCTGTAGCAAAACTATTTGTTGATAAGTAAGAACCTACTCTAGCATCTGTATAATACAAGTTACTGCCTTCACCAATATGTGCGGTTGTTATACCGTGGCTAGCATGCAAATTACCCTGGACTATTACGCCGTCTGATATAAGTTTTACTTTAGTTTGTGCCATATTAATTATTTTCTAACGTTTCTATTCTAGCTTTTAAGCTATCGTTATCTGCTTTTAGTTCTTGTATTGCTTTTAATAGAATAGGTATTGTTTCAGTGTATTTCATAGTTAACATATTATCTTTATTATTATCAACTATAGCTGGAAAATCCCCTTGCCAATCCTGTGCAATAAAACCTATTTTCTTATCCTCATCTTCATCATTTATAAAATTATATTCAACACATCTATAATTTTGTATTTTATTTAAAACATTATCTATTACAGTTATATTTTCTTTTAATCTTTCATCAGAATTAGAGCTCCATGATGTTGAATTTTTAGTTAATTGTACACCAAAGCTACTAGAAACCATAACAATATTTGCTCCACTACCACCCTCAAATTTTACAAAAGCATGGTTAGCTCCTGATGCGTAATTTGTTCCCGAGCACATACCTATTGATCTGCCCACGGTTTCACTAGACCAAATTGCTCCATCTAAATTATCTCTTAAATTAGCGACAGCTGTAGTTCCATAATGAAAAGTTAATCCAGAAGTAGTTGTTTCTATAAACGAATGTCTAGCTCCATTTTTACCAAATACTATTTGCTTAGCATCTGCCGTGTCATCTCTTGCTAAATTTATATATCCATTACCTATTTCTGTGCTATTGAAGTCAGCAAGAGAAGATGGGCCTATACCGACCGCGCTAGTTAGATTTTTTAATAATTCCCCCCCAGATGTTATACGCATTCTTTCTGCTTCTTGTTGTCCAGAACCTCCATCTGTATGAAATGACATATATGACTTTGCACCAATACTACTATCAGAACGGACCTGTATTGAACTCGATACTCCTGCTCCTGCCCCACTTGCGTCAGATTTATAAAAACCTAGCCTACCTATCATTTGGTTAGAACCTATAGAACCATCTGTATTATATAATAATAAATCTGCTCCAGTATTACCTTGATTTCTAACTTGAACTTGCCCAGAACTGTCAATAGCCATTCTTGTTGCACCAGCAGTACCATCATATACATAAAAAGAACCATTGCCAACGCTGTTAGCTGAACCACCTACAGCAATTTCATACTTTCGAGAAGTTGTATTGTTAATTAAAAGAACTGTTTGTGAATTGTGACTATTAGACACTTCCATTCCTGCATTATTACTATTTTGTACAGCTGAACCGCTAACAGTTAATAATGCGTTAGGCGAAGGTGTTCCAATTCCTACTTTTTGATTAAAATAAGTGTTACCATTCTGGAACATATATATATGGTAATAATTAGAAGTACCTAATCTATACGATTCGTCAGCTAAAACTAAAGCTGAACCCATTACAGTATCAGTTGCTGGTTTTGTAATAAATAAACCTGACCTTGTATTTTCTGACCTTAATTGTAAAGAAGCGTCCGTATTCCTTTTTAAATAATTTAATCCATTCGTGGCTGTAATCTGAGTTGTTTGTACAGTTCCTGTAAAAGTTGCTTCAGCGCCATCTATAGTAAACACATTGTTTGTTCCTAAAACACCTGCTCTTGACATTACAAATTTGTTGCTATTACTCCTATCAAGTCCTATTGAAAAATCCATAGCACCTTGAGTTTCAAACGCTATTTGTGCATCTGCCGAGGTACCTGTATTTTCGTTATGTATAACTAATCCAACAGGAACATCTCCTTTGTTATCTCTAATTGTAATTCCTAATGGACTTTCCGCGGCAGTTTGACTTCCTATAATTAATTCTTTGCCTGTTGTTATTATAACATCTCCTCCAAAAGTTGCTCCTCCACCCGCTGTTATTGAACCACCTAAGTATAAATTTTTAAATCTTGCATCTGGTGCGCCAATATCCATAATATTATCCCTTGCTGCATTTGCCGCTGTAATATTAAAGAATTTTGTACCTGATGAGTGTATTCTTATACCACCATTTGATCCATTTATAAAACCAGAGGGTGCTGAAAAGCTTGTTCCTGTAACAGTGCCTCTAAAAGTTGCGTTTCCAGAAGTTGATTCTAATATTAATTGATAAGCAGCAGCATTATTGTCATAAAAAACAAATCTATCTGAATTAGTATTTTCTAATCCTACTTGCCAATGATTAATTGCTGAATTTTGAAAACTAATTAAAGGGTCATTTCCATTAACAATTAAAGGTGTATTATTATTAATAGTAACAGTCCCTCCAAAAGTTGCATTTCCCGTAAATGATGGCGAAGCTTTCGGTGCTTTTAACCCAATACTTGTGGCTGTGGCTGTGGCGAAGTTAGGATCATCTCCTAAAGCCGCGGCAAGTTCATTTAATGTATCTAATGTTGTGGGTGAGCTGTCAACTAAATTTGATATTTGTGTGCCAACATAACTTTGTGTTGCATAACTTTGTGTAGAATGATCTCCCCATCCGTAAGCTGTATTCCAGTTTGCAGAGTTATTTGCAGTTATGCTATACACACCTGATCCATTGCTTGTCATTAAACCAGCAGATGTGAAATCATGATCGTATAATATGTCACCACCAGAATATGCAGAACCTATACTCATAACCTCTATAGATACACCATTTGCAGGTGCAGTATCTAAAGTTAATGTAGTACCACTTAAAGTATAAGTACCTTTAAATTGGTATACACCATTTAAAAATACTATAGTTTGATTCTCGCTGTGAACGGTTTGTCCTAATGTGAATGCTGTTGTTGATCCGTTAGCTGTGAATGTATCTGTGAATATTGCTGTTGGACCACTGTTTATACCTGTTGTAGATATAACCTCTATCTCGTGACCACTTAGAGGTGCAGTGGAAAATGTTATGGCTGTACCAGAGACTGAATAAGTGCTCTTAGATTGATAAACACCATCTATGTATATATTAGATTGAACTTCATCATTTAACGCGTTAGACAGCGTAAAACCAGTTGTGCTACCGTCACCTGTAAACGTGTCCTTGTACATTACAGAAGCAGAATCAGCTGACAGTTGCCCAAATGTTAAGTTACCAGAACCATCTGTTTTAATAACTTGTCCATTAGTTCCGTCTGACGCTGGAAAAGTGTACGCGTCGTTAATTCTTATATTACTAAGAAAGCGATTTGCCATATTAAATTATATTAACCTATTTTACTAATAAGTACTTTTATGTCTCCCGATGAAGGAGCTGACCCGAAATCTATAGTGACTGTATTAGTATTTGTCCTTACAACATCGGCATAAACCGTGTCTAAAGAGCTTGTATCATAAAGCTGCACAATCACGTCTTGTGTTCCTAAGTTGTGTGTTACTGCTATAGAAGTCGCAGAGCCATCACCGATAGAAGCCGAGAATGTACTTTCTTCTACGTTTTGTATTGTTTTGTAATTACTACCGTCTTTAGTAAGTTCCCATATATCAGAACCCTCATTCCATCTTAATGCTACATTAGTAGCAGTTCCTCTTTCAACCTCTATACCAGCGTTCTCACTTGGTGTTCCTGTTTCATTACTATTTAAAGTAATTATATTATCAGCAAGATTTATTGTTTCTGTATTAACAGTAGTCGTCGTTCCCGATACCGTTAAATTTCCAGAAACTATCAAGTTACCAGAAACCGTCGGGTTTGCAACTAATCCAATTGTTATTTCATTATTACTTACTGCAGTATCAATTTCGTTTGCAGTTCCAGTAAATGTTAAAGTGTCAGTTCCAACCGAAACAACATCATCACTACCGCTATCGGCAGCTATTGTTAAATCAGTACTAATAGCAACTGTTCCGGCTGCTGTTAATCTACCTTGCGCATCGACTGTAAATGTTGGTATTGCTGTTGCAGAGCCGTATGATGCCGCAGTTACAGTTGTGTCTGCTAATGTTAAAGTTTGGGTATGTTGGCCAGATGTTGTATTTACTGTTCCTGTTAATCCAGTTCCAGCGGTTATATTAACTCCAGTAATATCACCGCCAACATTTATCCAACCCTCATCGCTACCACTTATTTGTTTTTCACTATATACTTTTAGCTGATGTGCCGCTGTGTTATATATTATATATCCTTCGGTTAATCCTGAGGAAGGATCCGTACCTACTTTCTGAATTACTGCATTCTGTAATTCGTTTTTGTTTAAATTAATGTCTGTTAAATATGAAAGTGCCATAGTTTATTAGTTTACGTATACCTTACCTTGAAATGAGGCTTTAAATGTTATTGTGAAATTGTTATTGTCTATATGCTGGATGTCACCAACAACATGAGAACCCGCAGAATCAACTGTTGTTACTGAAGGAAATTTTCCTAAACTGTGTGTTATTGTTTTAGCAACGCCAGCTGAAAAATTTATATTTGGAGATGTAAAGTTTTTATCTGTTCTACCAGAATTATCTAAATTAAATATATAATATTTATTATCTCTAAGAGTACCATTGCCACTTAAATAACTTAAATTAAAAGTTAAAAAATTATCAGCAGGATCCGCTTGAACAGCGCTTAAAAAAGCATAATGTCCAAACTCACTTATATTATCTACATTAGATATTTTTAAACCTTGATCTACAAGGTGATTATAAAATTCTGTTATATTTAAATTATCTAAATTATTTATTGAGACCTTTAATGAAGTTATTGAGCTAAAAGCAATACCCGTTCCGCCGTTAGGTAATTTAAAAAAACCTGAAGCTAAATTAGAATTTTCAGGAATAAATTTATTTACAATACCATTAAGATTAATTAACCCCGATGTATTAAAAAACTCTGATATTTTTTCAAATGAAAAATTCTTCGTTCCCCCTCCAGAATCAGAACCAATAACCTTATCGTTCTTGCTAGGCGTTGTATCTAGTCCATATGTATTGATCCTAGCCATGTATTATTTTTTAAATATACTTGTAACTTTTTCACTGCTCCGTCCACCGAAATAAGCTAATACGACTGCCATCATAACTTTTTCAAATGTATCGTTCCATGTAACTCCTATATGAAATGGTATCGATTCAACACTATCAAGTATTCCCGCTAAAGAGAATATAACAATACACCACACTAAAACTAATGGCCGTACATTTTTCGAAAGCCATGAATCTGATATTGAATCAGCTTGCCACCTTGAAGTGACAGCTTCCATCTCTTTATTTTGTTGTTCAAATATAAGTTGTTGTAATTTTATTTTTTCGTCACTACTTACGTCAGATTTGCCTATTGCCGCTATTGCTTCTGCTGGTGTTGATACACCACTGATTAAATTACCTAATGTAGGATTAACTAGTGAAGCTGCACCAAACAATAGTTTACCTACTGTAGTTTCTGCAAATTTCTTTTTTGGTTTGCTCATCTTTT